AGCTAAAAACCCTGTCAGACCAAGCCACAATGATGGCAGTCATAAGCAAAAATGTCGAAATACAGTGGAAACACGCCTAGCTGGTAGCCTACTTGGGTGATTGCCGAAACCTGCTCATGTGGTGCCAAGTTCAAGACTGACGAGCCTAACCCGATTGTGCTAGTCAGAGAGTGGCGTAGAAAACACACTTGCCAAGAGCAAGACATTGTTGACACACCAACCAGCGGTTTATCTGATAACCAAATTGCTATGGGCTTCCAACCAGGTGAGATGCCAGCTAGAAAATACGACCCTTGGGATGATGATGAACAAGAAAAGGTTTGACAAGTTCTTAGAGCGTGACAAGTGTTGCTGTCATTGTGGCACTACCGATGACACGCTCATCCCTCAGCATCGAGCCAACAGAGGCATGGGTGGCAGCAGATCACTAGACCGACCTAGCAACATTATTGTGATGTGCTCAGAGGCCAACGGCTTGCTTGAATCAAACGCTAGGTTTGCCGAGGTTGGCAGAGAGCTCGGTTGGAAGCTAGAGAGACACCAGGTGCCTGAGTTTACCCCCGTATTACTTGCTGACGGATACTGGCTTTTAGATAACGACTTCAACAAGACACCTGTGCCAGACAATGACATTGAATACTTTTAGAGTGCTAAGGTAAAACCATAACTAAATAAAAAGGCCCCCCTGAGAAAACTCAGAAGGGCCGATACCAACAAGTCGGTGTTGGCATCACTCAATTATAGTGTGCCAAACTTTTAGAGGAAGGCACATTTGTGTTTAACTGGGACAACAAAAACCTCACTGAGGTGCTGGCAATGTACGGCGATAACATCTTTATGGCAGAGATGGATTATCAGGCTATGGGACTTGACAACGGCGAGTGGGTGATGCTGGTCAAAGAGGGGTACGATAACAAAGTCATTAGCCCAACTGTCATGATGCTGATGGCTGAGAGAGCAGCAGCAAGATGAGCATTGAAGCAGTATCCCTAGTCCTAAATAATTCCAGAGCAACCGGCAGAGCAAAGCTTGTGCTGTTAGGTATTGCTAATCACCTTGGAGATCATGGTGCTTGGCCTTCTATCTCTACTCTGGCAAGATACGCAAACAGTTCAGAGCGTTCAGTCAAGCGTGACATACAAGAACTTGTTGGGCTAGGTGAGCTAAAAGTTGAGATGCAAAATGCACCGACAAAGACCCAATACAAGACCAACCTTTACTGGATAACCATTAGCTCAGGGGTGACAGATTCAGCGTCAGGGGTGACAGACTGGGTAAGCAGGGGTGACAGCTCAGGTAAATCAGGGGTGACACCTGTTGGCACGCAAAACATAATATTAACCATCAAAGAACCATCACTTAAAAGCGACCTTGATTCTTTTGATACATTCTGGAATCTCTACCCTAAAAAGGTAGCCAAAGCTGATGCCCTAAAAGCATGGAAGCAAGCAACAAAGAAAAGAACCGCTGATGAGTTGATTGAACTTGTCAAGGTTTACTCTGAGAGCAAACTACCCGACCAGCAATACATCCCCTACCCCGCCTCATGGCTAAACAAAGAGCTTTACGATACAGTCCAGACAGAGCAACCCAAAACATTTCCGACCCCAATCTACGGCAGGATAAAGTGAGCAACTTCGAGGAATCAGTCATCGGCTCAGTTCTGCTAACAAACGGCAAAGCACTCGATGACCTAACTCTCACACCGGCAGACTTTTACGATCTAAACAACGGCAAAATCTACGAGGCCATGCTTGAGATAAAGCGTGACAGGTTGCCTTTAGATGTTGTCACTGTTTCTGCAAGGTTGCCTCGGTTCGCCAGCTTCCTGCATGACTGCATGACAGCAACACCAACCGCTGCAAGTGTCGGCTATTACGCAACCAAGGTAGTTGAGGAATCAACCAGGCGAAAGCTTGCACAGGCTGGCACCATGATTCACCTCAAGGCTCAGAGCGATGACTTACCTGCTGCTATGGATCAAGCCAAGAGAGAGATTGACAACCTCATTGACCGAAACCAAGCAACCAAACCAAGCTATGTTTCTGAGGAACTAATCCCTTACCTCGATGAGATTGACAAGCCAAAAGATTATCCAGTCAGCCCTTGGGCAGGACTCAATGACATCCTCGGTGGCTTTAGACCTGGTGCCCTTTACATCATCGGTGCCCGACCAGGTATCGGTAAGACAATCATCGGCTTGCAGATTGCTTGGGAACTATCAAAGACTGGACCTGTTAGCTTTCACTCACTTGAGATGGGCAAGTCAGAGTTGTATAACAGAATCATCTCGATGGAAGCTGAGGTCTTTATCGGCAACATCGAAAAGGGCACACTTAGGGATGCAGACTGGACCAAGATTGCCAGAGCAAAACAAGAACTAACAAAGCACCAGCTCGCCATCCATGACAAATCAGGCCAGAACCTAATGCAGATACGAGCCTTAGCAAACTCAGTCAAGGGCAACGGAAAGCTCAGAGCCATCGTTGTTGACTACCTTGGTTTGATTCAGGACACAGAAAAGGGCCGAAAGAGATACGAGATGATTACCGACATCTCCATTGGACTCAAGAACCTAGCTCGTGACCTTGATGTGCCAGTCATCGCACTAGCCCAGCTCAACCGAGGACCAGAGCAACGCAAAGACTCCAAGCCTGACCTAGCTGACCTCAGAGATTCAGGTGGCATTGAACAAGATGCAGATGCAGTAATCCTGTTGCACCGAGAGTCAATAGCTGAGGATCAGTTTGAGTGGCAAAAGAGCTGGATGATAATGAAGGTTGCAAAGAACCGACAAGGGGGCTTAGGTGAAGCAGGACTCAAGTTTGAGGGTCACCTCTCCAGAGTTGTCGAGGGATAAGATTATGGCGTGGATGACAATGTTGCCTTATGTTGCCGATGTGGAGCAACCTGGAAGGTCAACACGCACAAGCGAAAGAGGAAAGACCTCAAGTGCCAGTCCTGCCGGATGCACCGAGCCTTGGTCATCAAGTACGGCTCTGAAAAGTGCATCCCTTGGCAAGGCGAGTTTGACAAGGCAACCCTCACCATGCCAGTCTTTGACGGCAAGCCAGTCCTACCTGGCATTAGATCTTGTGGGCACACCGACTGCACCAACCCCAACCATGTCTTAGGTGACCACTAGAGTAAAAAAAAAAGAGATAAGGAAAAGAGATGGCAAGCATCAAAGTAAAGGGCACCATAAGCCGAGTATTTTACGAAGGCAAGGGGCTAGAAGTAGTCGAGGCTTATGAAACTAAGTCAGGCGAAACGATCAACAAGAGATACACTGTTTGGCTCAAGCAGCCAGGTCTATTCGATGTCGGTCAGGCAGTAGCAGTCGAGGGGCTTTATAGCTCAGAGATTGACAACTGGATCAACAAAGAGGGCGAGTCAAAGCAGTCCATCAAGGTCAGCATAAACAACCCACAGGTCACACCTGCCGACCCAATCGCAACCATCAAAAGCATCTTTGAGCCCACTCACTCGGAGCCAATGCCCTTTTGAGAAAACAACTCCGATGGCTAGTCCCCAGCCTTACCGCTGGGGTGCTATTCAACCTATCGCTCAACACCACTAGCCCTCTGGGTGGGTGGGGGCTGGCCCTCGGTATCCTCTACGCCCTTGCTGCAATAATGGGAGCATGGGAACTGTATGGCAGAGGTAAGCCTTAGCATTGTCGGTGATCCTGCCAGTCAGGGTAGCCACGCAATCATGCAAGGCCGAATAGTCCAGGTCAACAGTAAGAAACACAAGGCTTGGAGAACTGCCATAGTCAACGAGGTCATTGCGACCTTGCCAGCCGACTGGGTGCCAATAGATGGACCCTGTGAGCTGATTGTCAATTTCTACATGCCAAGAGGTAAAACTGTGAGTCGGGGGTTGCCTACTGTAGCCCCCGACCTCTGACCATTTGACAAGCTGATTAGAAGCGTAGGGGATGCCTTAGCCATTGCAGGGGTAATGGTGGATGACAGCCGGATTGTCAGGATCTCAGCTAGGAAGCTCTACGCCATAGGCATTGAGCCTGGAGCCACAATCCTTGTAAAGACCCTAGATTAGCCCTTTATAACAGCTTTATAACAAAACCAAAAAAAGGCAAAAAAAGGCAAAAATCTCCCAAAAAAACCTAAAAAAGGTGTATCCTAAATACATGAGCTCAAGGGGAGCTCAAAGAGGGAGAACCAAGGTGAATCTAAAAAACAAGACAACAGCAGAGCTAGAGGCTCGTGACACAGAACTTACTAGGACTCGGCAAATGCTTTGCTCGTGGGCCAATCGTAAGTTGTCTATGCGAAACCGCACACGCTTGATTCAGGAAATCCAAGTAGAACAAAACGCAATAACAAATGAGCTAATGAATCGTGAGAGGGTGGGGGCTTAGCCCCCACCCCCTGTGAAGGGAGTATAAATGAAAGGTTGGCTACTTACAGTCAGCGTGTTTCTATCCTTTGGGATGGTGCTGGCTATCCAGCAATACAACTTCATCATTGGCTACTACACAGGTGCAGTCTTAATTGCGATTCATTTCTTTGTCATCGCACTTTGGGCTACTCGCAAGGATGCAGATGAATAAAAAACACCTTGCAGAAGTCCTAG